TAATCGAATGCAGTGTCATAAGCGGTGTCAGCGTTTGAATTGACCTCAATATGGCGGCAAATGCCCTCAATAATTTGGGCAATCTTGTAATCAGCCAAGTTATTGACCGCATGAACCTTGATGCGGGGGCGCTGCTGGCGCTGCTGGTTGGTAACTTGCCGAATGTAGGCATCAATCTTGTTGATGGTCAGGCAAGGTCGGGCTTCAACGTTACGGCTGTTTTGTATCTCGACAGGCCATTGGTCGCCTGCGGCAAACTTAATATCGTTTAACGCCTCGGCTCTGTTATTAGAATCCGCTTCGTTGACCAAACGCCAAAACTTAATGGCTTCATTGATTCGTGAATCGGCGCTTGATGTTTGTGCTTGATAGTCAGCCATGTTTAGCCCTTTTTATCCATTGCCAAATTATCCCATCCAATTGCCAACGGTGGCAATCTGCGCTTGTTTCTTGCGCTTGGCAGGCTCTTTAATCATAAGGGCAATGTAGCGGAATGCGTCAGCACCATGTGAATAATGGTCGTGCAACGGGTTGCGGCTAAATTGCCCTGTCGCAGGGTCAACCTCATATCGATAGTGGCGCAGGCAAGCCAAGCCATCGGCGGCGTGTTCACGGTCAAACCAGCAATTAGGGAATATCGTTCTTGCAGCGTTGATGGAATCTAAGATTGGCACTCTAGGCAATATGTTGGTTTTGTAGCCTGCCGCCCTAACAATGTCATCAATGCTGCGCCCAGCCGCCGCCAGTGTCTTATTCTCGGCATCATGTGGCAACCAAATGGTGTCGTACACATAACCAAAGGTTTGCATGGTCGCCAAGTAATAACTGATGGTTTTTTGGCTATCTTCTATATATCGAATTAGCCTAGTTTCCATGCCGACAAATTGCAAAAACCATATAGCGGTGCTGTCTGACCAACCTAAGTCGAACACCGCATGAACTGGTTTAGTGGCATCGTAGGGCACACGGGTAATGCGCCCATCCTTTTCGGCTTGCTGCATTTCCTTGGCAAATATTGCCCCATCCACCGTTTGCCTGCACAAACCTTCCCAAACTTGGTTGTAGGCTTCTTCGTCACGCTCTTTTAGCGCATCCTTTTCAAGGCGCAGGGTTTCGGGAAACCAAGGGTTGTCCGACCAGTTCACCCGCATGGTGATGCAATCCTCGGGGGCTTTTGCCACAAACCGCTGGTAGGTTTCGTCTGTTTCCAACTCGGGGTTAAACGAAATCCATATTTCGCTTCCCTCTTTGCGGATGGTAGGAATTAAGATATTCCAGCTTAAACGGCTGGTAGTCTGCGCTTCCTCTACCCAGCAAATGTCTACGCCCTCATAGGATTTAATGTTGCTTACGTTGTTCTTTAAGCCAACAAAGCTGAATTCTGTGCCGTTTCGCCCTCTGATGCTGGCTTGGGTTATTTCGTAGAAACCAAGCAAACCCAGTGCTTCTATTTGGTCGCACAGCAGCTTGTGGACTGAATCCCTGATACTGGTTTGGAACTCTCGGGCGCACAGTATGCGGATTGAATCTTTAGCGCCTTTAATCAATAGCGCCCTAGCAATACCCCAAGACTTTGCCCCGCCCCGCCCACCATACAAGACTTTGTAACGGGACTTTTGGAACAGCCCTTGTAGCTTTACAGGGAATTCTGCTTTGGCAATGGCTTCCGATACATCACTCATTCGGGCTTTATGAATGTGACTTGAATGCCACCAAGCAAAGGCGTTCCATCAGCATTTTCAATGGTCGTGGCTTGAATTGCCTTGCCATCAATCCTATCAATGATTTCCCTAATCGCCCAAGGCTCGCCCTCTTCGGCTTGTCTTACCAACTGTTCAGCAATGCTTCTTAATCGATGTGGCTCTTGCGTCAAAACAAGGCGCAACTTGTCGTAGAACAGCCTGCTTTTGGCAGCGTTCTGATTACCAACTTGTGCGCCTCTCTCTGCCATTTGTTACCAATCCTAAGTATTTGTGGCTAAATTACTTTTTTGTCTTAGCCATCGGTTTCTTATGCGCTTTTTTCTCAGCTTCACGCTTTACCGAATATGCAATGGCAACGGCTTGCTTTTGGGGCTTGCCTGCTTCCATTTCCTTGGCGATATTCTTACTCATTGCCTTGGGTGTCATTGATTTGATCAGTGGCATTTGCCTTCTCCTTGGATTCTTGGGCTAACCAGTTTTGCAGTTCTTGAATTGCACCGCTGATCTGCAACAACACGGCTTCATGCTGTTTGGCGGTATTACGCAATTCTTCAAGTCTCGCTGTTATCTGTTCTGTTTTCATATTCTGCTAACTTTTGTTTCAACTCAGTGTTTTCCCTAAAAAGGGCAGCGGCTTGCACCATTGCATTGTCACGCTGCCCCTCCAGCATCTCGACTAAGGCTTGAACTTCAATGTCGGGATGTTTCAGCATTTAGGCAACCGTACTGACCATGACGTAGTAGGTTGTGCCACCGCTGGTCACTGGAATGGTATGGGTAACCACTGGTGAACCTACTTTGGCTCTAAACACGCCTGTTGCGCTGACCGCAGGCATCGCCGCAAAGTTACCGACTTCGCCAGTGCCTGAGTTTGTTACACGCAAGAATGATGTGTTTGACCATGTGCCGCCTGATGCAAAATTAGAGTCCAATTGCAACGCCGCCAACGTACCGCCTGGGTTTGTTGACGTACCGCCAATGGTTGCTCGAATTGCATTTGCCGCACCCGAAATCGTGCCTGATCCATTAATGGATGTGCTAATGTGTGATCCATTGATTGTTCCACCAGTAGCAGCGCCAGCGCCCGTAACCACGCTGAACGCTCGGATGGTTTCACCGCTGCCAGTGCTGCTAAACGTCAAACGCTGGTAAGTCAGTCGGGTGTCGCCACTTGCGGCGCTGGTCGTGGCATAAGCGCCGTTGATGATGCCGCTTGATGTAACAGCTACGGGCACGGCTGAATTGCCAACCTGTACTGATACAAACTCGGGGTCTGCGTAAGCTACGCCTGTTGCAATTGAATTTGCCATGATATTTCCTTTATTTTTTCCAAAAGGGGTTTTAACAATTCCAGTTTTTTAAGCTGGCCTTTGCCCGTTCCGCTGGGCCTTTCGAGTGTTTTACCACTCCTTCCATTCTTGCACAAAATGATGCTTTTCTGCCAGCATCAGCCTTGGTTTTTGGGTTTGGGGCTGGTGGCTTTAAGTTTGAATTGTTCTTTGCGTTGTATTCAGCACGACCCTTGGCGGTCATTCCTGCACCCTTTTCTGTTGGGTTATAGGTTTTGCCCTTGCCCGTGGTCTTGTGGGGTATGGGTTTATCGTGCTTGCTCATTTCTTTGCCGTTTTCGCAGATTCTTTAAATGCTTTGGCAGTTGGTGCGCCTTTTGTGCCAGGCGTTCTCATGCGCTCGGGCGTTTTACCCGCAGCCTTTTGGCGCTCTATACGTTCTTGTTTTTTGTGAATATTGGCATACAAGCCAGGTTTACTTGCCATTTTTAAGCCTCCACTACGGCGCAAATGTCCGCTTCTTGAATGATTTGGTAATCTTGGTCATCAATACGATGAACAGGCCAGTTTAAATAGTCCCCATTGCCATACTTCACAAAGTCACCAACTTGGCAATCTTTAACCATCGGGCCTACCGCCACAATTGTGCCTTCGTTAAAAGGCTCTTTGTTGTTGACATAAATAATGTCCGACAAATTGCGAGTAAGTGGCTTAACCACAACACGGTCACGCAGAGGCTTTAGCATTTGCTTTCCTCACATATTTGCGTTTTTGGGGCGCTTCGGTTGTTTGATCGGTCATTATGTCGTAAACAGACAACTTAACCATCTTGGTTTGTGCAACCTCAAATTGTCCGCACCAATCGTTTTCGTGCTTGTTTTGATGTAGCGGGTAAAGGCGACAAATGCCCATGATCTGCTGGTTTCTAAAAAACTTGCAGCCGCCGCAATTAGAATGTTCATCAGCCATTCAAAACTCCTTTTTTTGTTTGGTCAGTAAGCCCCGCCAACTAGCCTTGGCGTGGGTTTACGCTTATTAATCTTGATAGCACTTGCGGTCGTGGGTGTAACACACACCATTTGACTTGCCGCCATCAAATTTCTTGTCAGCGCCAACCATGTTGGTCATGGCTTTAGGAATGTTGTTTTTAACGCTTCCATTGCTTTTCATTTCGGGGGCTGGGTTGCCAGCCATAGAAACTTTAGCGCCGTAGCCTTTAGGCTCATTTTTCATCATATTCGCCATGATTTACTCCTATTTAAGGGTCAAAAGATACAGGGTTGAATTTATCAGATCAGCAATTTCATCAACGATGTTTTGCAGTTCTGAATCTTGGGGGATTTCTTCACGGGCTTCCTGCACAAATTCTTTTAATTGTGTCAAGTATTCGTGCGGCTTTTCTTTTGCCTGATGCAGTTCATCAGGAAATTGCTTCATGCGTGTGTCATAGCGCCCTTGGTAACTTTCTGCCAATTGGTCAGCTAAGTCAACAATCTTGGGGTAAAACTTTCCCAACGCCTTATGGGTGGCGTACTCAGTCGTTTGCAAATGTTGAAAATGCGTAATCGTTCCCGCATGGAACAGCGTTGCAACAAATTCTGAAACTTCTTCGTTCATAAACCCACTATATCAAAAAAAAGGGGGTTGTTAAACCCCCAAACGGGTTAAGTGGCAACTGCACCCGATTTTTCCATTATAGGCATAGGCACATCCGCAGGCCAATCGCCAGTGTTGCATAACCTTGCAACCGTGGCAACGTGGGCGTGTAGCCACTTTTCTTGCCGTTCTTCACGGCTTAAATCCTTGCCTTGGTCGATTTCGTAATGGCATTTAAGGCACAGCGCCGCTACCAAGTTGTCATCAGCTTTGATGCCCCGACCCTTGCCACCGCCCCAATTTGTGTGTGCTGCCTGCACCATGTGCCCCGACCCACAGGCTTGGCAATCAAGGCTCGCCACCAATTTCAGAAGCTTTTTGCTTCTGACGTATGAATGTTTTTCTAT